GCTCGATCACATACCATTGGAACCTTATCGATGGCACATCGGCGGCTTTGATGCCTACGCTGTTGCATCGGTGCACGAGGCTCTGATAGAATCTAGGCTGTCTCACTTTACCAATAAACAAAAGGAGGTTTTATCATGCTATTAACGAATAAAGAAGTGGTGGATATCTTAGACGATAGGTTGGAGTACAGCGATTTCGGCAATTGGCACGGCAGCGAGGATGATTTGATCGAGTTTGCCTATTATGTGGTAAAGGCCGAAGATCAAAAAAGGCTACAGCTAGCCTATGAAAAGGATTTATTGAGAGATACCTATTTCAGCGAATCAATGGAAGCCTTTGATGCTCTATGTCTTAAAAAGGTGACACCATGAGATGCCGATCCTGTAACGAAGCATTGACGGACTATGAAACCACAATCAGGTCAGTTTACACCAGGGACTATCTATCCATGTGCAAACAGTGCCTTAAATCGATTAAAACAGACCTTGTAGCCGTCGGTAATGTTTCCCTGATGTCTGAGGCCGACGAAACAGACGAAGGCACAGACAGCGATTTAGACCCATTAGCGGGCAATTTCGATATTGAGGACTATTCTGACGATCAATGGCGGGACAGATGAGGGTTGGCACGATTCTTGCTATTAAAGACTATATTGATTAAAGAGTCTATATTGAAAAAGACTTTAATAAGTATTTAAATCTTTACTCTATAGGTAACTATTAAGAAAGGTAGCACTCAATGGAAAATGATGACTTAGAAAGAATTTATTGGTTTTGTGTTTCTGATTGTGTTGACCTATTAGCGCATGGCTCTACCGATATCGAGACCTATTTAAACGATGTCTACGAAGCCCTGAAGCGCACTAAGCCCGAAAGTGGGAATTGTGTTGCCCTTTTGGCAATACTTGACCAATTAGCTCAGGAAAGGATTAGGATCAATGCAAATACAGTCTAAAAACAGGTTCGTTAGGCACACTGAGTGCCCTGATTGTGGCTCTTCAGACGGCAGGGCAGTCTATTCAGATGACAGCACTTATTGTTTTGTGTGCCACAAAGCCTCTAAAACGCTCTCAGAGGGCTTCTCTGACCCAGGAAGGGGTAAGGTACTACCTATGACTCACAAACCCGTTGTAGAGCCTCTAAAGGGCATTAGCGGTCAATTCCTCAGCATACCTGAGAGGGGTATCACCAAAGCCACTTGTGAAGCGTATGGTGTCAGACAATCAGGGACAGAACATTATTATCCCTACTGTGATGACAGAGGTACTGAGGTGGCTTTCAAGGTCAGATCAGTCGCTGACAAGCAATTTAGGTCACAAGGCAACATTAAAGAGGCTCTGTTGTTTGGTCAGAATCGCTATCCAGCCGGTGGCAAGTACCTGACAATCTGTGAGGGCGAATTAGATGCCTTGGCTGCCTTTCAGATGACAGGCTCTCTTTATCCTGTGGTGTCAATCAAGAATGGGGCACAGTCGGCTGTGAAGGACTGCCAAGCCCAATTCGAGTACATCGACAGCTTTGAGACTGTGGTGCTTGCATTCGATGCTGATGAACCTGGTCAAGAGGCGGCTCTAGCTGTTGCTGATCTGTTCGGTTCTAAGGTCAAGATCATGAAGATGTCTAAGCCTTACAAAGATGCCTGCGATTATCTCAGGGACAACAAATCTGCGGATTTCGTTAAGGCATGGTGGGCAGCAGAGACTTATGTGCCTGACGGTATCGTTGCTGGCTCTGAGCTGTTCGAGTTGGTTATGCAGCCCTTGCCTAAGGCACAGGCACACTATCCCTATGCTGGCCTCAACGGTATGACAGGCGGTATCAGGCAACAGGAAATGGTGGTGGTTACTGCTGGCTCCGGCCTTGGTAAGTCTCAGTTTATCAGGGAAGTGATATGGCAGTTGCTCTGCGAGACTAAGGACAATATCGGGATTATGTTCCTCGAAGAGTCTGTTAAACGGACTGCCTTGTCTCTGATGTCGCTAGCGATCAATAAGCCACTGCACCTAGCAGAGACTGAGGCTACAGAATCGGCTAAGAAAGAAGCCTTTGATAAGACCCTTGGTTCTGATAGGCTTTTCTTTTATGACTGCTTTGGCTCTACAGCAATCGACAACATCATCAATCGGGTTCGATACTTTGCCAAAGGACTAGACTGCAAGTACATTCTGCTAGACCATGTCTCAATCGTGGTGTCTGCTCAGGATCATGGAGACGAGCGCAAAGCCATCGATGAGATTATGACCAAGCTGCGAATGATTGTGCAGGAAACAGGGGTGGCCTTGTTTGTGGTGTCCCATCTCCGCAGGCCAGAGGGTAAAGGCCATGAAGAAGGCGCAGCCACTAGTCTGTCCCAATTAAGGGGTTCAGCAAGTATTGGACAACTAGCCGATATGGTGTTAGGATTGGAAAGGTCAGCACAGCATGAAGACCCCATTGAGCGCAATACGACCAGGGTCAGGGTTATTAAGAACCGCTATAGCGGAGAGACTGGTAAAGCCTGTGCCGTTCTCTACGATAAGTTTACAGGCCGCATGAATGAGATAACGGAGGCCGCGCTATGAACCAAGACTATCTTAAAGAACTATTTTCTTACGATGACGGCTGGCTTTATTGGAAAGTAGACAAGGGATTAAAGAGACTTACAGGCAAGAAAGCAGGAAGCATACAGAAGATAACAGGATATTGGCGTGTTAAAATTGATGGTAAAGAGTACCTGTTGCACCGGCTAATCTTTCTTTATCATCATGGATTCTTGCCTGAGTACCTAGACCACATCAACGGAAACACATTAGACAACAGGATAGAAAACTTAAGGAAAGCCACTATCTCGCAAAACGGTTTTAATACTAGGAAGTATAAGAATAATAAAAGTGGTGTTAAGAATGTTTTTTGGTACTCACGAGCACAGAAGTGGATTGCAAGAATAAGAGTTAACGGCAAGAATGTTTTTCATCAGCAGTGCGACACAGTAGAAGAAGCAGAGGCACTGTTAAAAGAAGTTAGACATAAGTACCACGGCGAATTTGCTAATGACGGAAAAACTAAGGAGGCACTATGACATCTGCACTACTGATAGGTTGCTTTGCTTTTATATCATCAATATTGAAAGGCTTGAAATGACTGAATATTCTTATGACTATTGGAATGATGCTGACTACGACACCGTTGACTACAGTGCTCTTGAGCAGTTGGAAGAGCGCATCAAAGACCTTGAAGAGGTCAACGAAGAGTTGACAGCGCAGATCAAGGTTGCTGTTAAGTTGGTTAGCAAGTTTAATCATCCTGAAGAATATGGGCACTTGCTCGACTCTGATGCAAAGCGTGAAGTAATGGACTTTCTAAAAATCTATGGAGACTATCTAAAATGAAACTAGAACTGGAGGTGGATACCTATGTTGGACTGGGCGATGGTGGTAATGTTGAGTGTCTTATTTTTACTGATGACAGCCCCACTCCTGCTATGACAGTAGACAAGAAGTTGGAAGCACTGACGCTGGAGTTCATTGAATTGCGACAGGCACACGGCAAGTTCCATCCTGACCATGAAGCCCAAAGGCAGGCATTGATGAACGCATTTGAAGACTGCCTAGCACTGCTAAAGCAAGCATGAGTAGCTGGCTGATCATTTTAACCGGCTGCATCTATGCTTACATCGCCGCAGAGCAGGGTATGAAGGGTAACATTGCTCTGTTGGTGGTGTATGCCGGTTATGCTTTTTCTAACGTAGGTCTTTATTGGATGGCAACGAAATGACTAACTACCTGCTTTTTCTGTTATTTGTCGTTATCTTCGCCCTTTGGGTGGCTTATAAGGAGGATTAAATGGTTAGAGTTTCAGGTGTACCCTATGGGGTTGAACTTAGTCCCTACAACCCATTAGATTACATAAAAACTAAGGCTGACTTGGATGCTTATGTGTCTGCCTACTGTGCCGAGTTAGAGCGTGAGAACGCTATGATGAGGGCTAGGATGGAAAGGCTTGAGGATGAGAACCGTACACTAGATGCCTTGGTGTTTCGGCTTAATACAGAACTGATGAACCTGCAGAACACTATCAAATGAGTCCCTGCAAAACCATTTGCAAATTAGACAAAACAGGTGTATATTGTGTTTCCTGCTTTAGGTTGATATCAGAGATTGAGCAGTGGCCTACGATGGATGATACACAGAAGGCATTTGTGGTAGCAGCTTCAGAGTTAAGGAGGATAGCAAATGAAGCCGATAAGCGTTACAAGCGTAATAAATAAGAGTGGTGTCCTGACGTTGTACCTATTAACAGATGACGGCAAATTACTAAAGAAGAGCGAAGATGAATCAAGCTGGACAGAAGTCGATAGTTTTCTTGGACATAGAGACAAACTCCCAGTTGAGCCAGATCCACCTATGCGTAACAAAGGAACTAAAAAGCGGAGAAGTTAGATGTCATCACAAGGCAGACACTTTATTAAAAATGTTAGAGGCACAACCACAACTAGTAGCGCACAACGGAATCAACTTCGACTTCCCAATCTTGAACAGGCTATGGAATACGAAGATAACTCCGTTGATGTGCATAGACACCCTAGTCATGTCAAGGCTGATGAGTCCAAACAGAGAAAACGGACACAGCCTAGAAAGCTGGGGCAACAGGCTAGGAAGGAAGAAGATAGACTACAAGAGGGTATGGCACAGGATCAACAAACTCTCTTTTGATAAGAAGAGCACCCTACCGTTTGACCAGCCACACATGGGTTTGCTTGAGAAGTATTGCAGGCGTGATGTAGAAGTACTGGAGTTAACTTACTTTGAACTTTTAAAGGAGAAGGACAATCATGGTTTCTCGCAAGAAAGTA